CTATTCCGAACGATCCGAATTCGGAATTCCGAACTTTATCGCGCCGGGGTATTCGCACGGCTCCAATTCACTCGCCGCAACGCGCGCAAGAATCTGTTGATCGCCGACGTAGCCGCCTTCGCTGTCGGGCAGGTCGCGCCCCGTTTCTGCGGATAGGCGGAAGGTGGCGAGCAGCGACACTGTACCGTCGCGATGCGCGACCTGCACCTGCCAGCGATATGCGCGATCGCCATAGGTGACGAGGTCGCGCGGCTTATAGCGGCGGGCGCTCATGCCACGTTCTCCTGTTCTTCTTGCTCGGCCGCCGGCGGGCGGCGGTCCTCGAGGCGGGCAACGACGGCGCCGGCGGCCATTGCCTCGGTGCGTGGCATGTAGATCTCGAGGATCGCGATAACGGTAGCGAGCTTGTGGCCGGTGATCGCCGAGATTTGACCGGGCTCGAGGCCGAGCTCGCCCAGGACAACGACGCAACTGCGGCGAAGATCCTTGAACTGCAGCTCGACAAGCTCGGCCGCGAGATCTGCATCGCCTGCCTTGGTCGCGAGCTCGATCGCCTTGTCGCGCGTCCGCACGATATTGTGCTGAAAATTGTCCTGGGCCCATGGCTGCCCGGTGCGCTCGCAGACGACGATTGCCGTCGACGTAGTGTTGGCGGCGATCGCCGCCTCGATGCGCCGGCGCATATCGCCCTCGATCGGGATCCCGACGTGCCGGCTTGTCTTTCCCTGACGAACATAGAGGCCCATCACCTCGCCCGGGTTGGGTCCGTTTGGATCGATCGCCGCCGGATCCTGCAGCAGCTGGTGATAGAGATCGGGGCGGTTGCGGAACTTGCGTTCGGGGATCGGCCGCCAGCTGCTCCGCGACAGTTTGAGCACGTCGGCCTGGCGCTGCCCGATGTAGAGGCCGATCTCGATCGCGAGCGCGACCGATGGCAGCGGCGGGTCGAGCGCGATCGCCCCGTCGACGAACGACTGGCGGTGATGATCTTCCCAGATGATTTGCCGCGGCGGCGGCTTGCCCAGGCCGAACGAGGTAAAGGGATTGCTCTCGAGCCAGCCCTCGGCCTCGCCCCATTTGCAGACGGTGCGGCCCTGCTCGAGCACATGGAAAGCGGCCTGGTGGCCGAGGCCGCCATAGGTTTTCGTTTCGGCGTCGAAGGGCGCGATCGCGTCGCGTAGTTTCCGCACACGCTGGCGCGTCACCCAACCGCACGGCATGTCGCCGGCCCACGCCTCGAGGCGATCGAGCGGGGTCTTGGCGGTGCGCTGCGTCGACGCGGCGAGCATCGGCAATCGCTGTTCGCGATACGCCTTCAGCATGGCGCCGAAGGTCTGCCGCTTGACGATCTTCTTGACGGCCGCGGGCTTGGCACCGCCGGCGCGCCAGCCCTCGATCTCGAGATTGCGCGCCTCGGATCCTTTGACCGCCGCAACCAGGTCGAAGCCGAATTTTAGCGGCTCCCATCCGGCCTTTCGCTGCGGCCCGTTCGGTTCCCAATAGTAGCGGATCCCCCCCGCGGTTTTCTTACCGCGAAGCCCTTTGACTTCGATTTCCATGTAACACCTCTGGCGCCATTTTATCCGGCGGGCGCTGCGCCGGTGTCAAGTTTGGCGGAAAAGCTAGGGTTTCACTTCATAGTGCGTCGGTTCAAAACAGAGCTGCACGATCGCGCCGCCCTCCATTTCGGGGGGATAGGCCCACATGTCGCCGGTCCAGATCGCGGCCGCATACCACTCGCCCTTGCGCACCAGGCGCCGCTGCCCCTCGACCTTGGCCGCGTCGTCGATCGGCGCGAAGGTCAGTTGGTCGAAGCTGAAATCTTCGGGTGCGGTCACGGCCGCGGTCCCCTAAACCGATAGTCGATGAACTGGCGCCCAGTGTCGCCGGGCTTTGCCTCCGGATAGACAAACGTCAAAGGGCCGTTCGCCCGCACCAGGTCGCTGATCGCCATGAAGGGATTGAACTCGACCAGCTTCTCAATCTGGCTGGATAGGCAGGGCACGCCGATCGCGCGCACGGCCGAGAGCACGGCCGAACGCTCGACGAATTTTTCGGTCGGGATCTCGCAATGGCTGCAGAGCTCGGCCTGCACCCACCAGCAAGGGCCGCGCGGCTCGTCGACGCAAGCGTCAAAGTCGGTGCAGCCGCATCCGCTGCATTTGCGTTCGACCATCGCCGTCCCGCCGATCTGCACCTGCAGATCCTCCGCGTTCGGTACCCGCTTCATCCGAGGAACTCCGGGCGCTGTTCGGGGTCGGCGTCTTCCTGGTCGGCCGCGATCGCGTCGAAGGCGCTGCCGGCTGCCTTCAGAAATTCTTCGCGTGCATCCCAATCGGGCATGCCGGCGCGGCGGGTTTCGTCGATCGCGTTGACGGCCGCGTCGCTGATCAGCTCGAGCGTGCCTTTCGAAAATTGATGGGTCATGTCGGATCCTTGGAATGAAAAGGCCGGCGGCGAACGGGACGCCGCCGGCCATCGCCTCACCGTGAGGGCGATATGGTCAGAGCGGGACGCGGTAGCCAGCGGCGTTGCGGTGGCCGCCGCCGCCATATTTCTTGGCGAATTCGGAAACGTCGGGGCGATCGTCGAGGCTGCGCAACGAGACGTGGCGATAACCGCCGCCGTCCGACCAGGTCATCGCGATCGTGCCCGGGTATCGTTCGAGCATCAGGTGGCCGACGTCGCTGGCGAACATGTAGGGCGCATTGCACCGCACGACGGCGTGCCCGTCGATGAACGCGCTCTCGGCCTTGTCGGCGAGCGCCTCGACGATGCTCTCGTGGTAGGTCTGCATTGCCTGGCTTTCGTCGACCAGCTTCTGGAACGGCAGCTCGAGGAGAGAAACCCAGCTCAAGACGTCATCCGGCACGGTGCGCAAAAGCGTCGCCAGCGACTTGCTGTGCTCGAGCTCGAAGCGCCAGAGATCCCGGTCCTGTATGGCTGCGATCAGCGCGGGCGCCGGTTCATCGGGGTGCGCGAAATTCCACGCGAGCATCGCGCCCGACCGCTCCATGTCAAAAAGGGCGACGATCGGCGGGTAGTTCCCGCGCTGCAGGTCGCCCAACATCGACGCGACGGTGGCGAGCGTGAAGCGCGCCGGATCGCTGGCAAAGCTGAACGGCGCCAGATCCTCCGCGGCCGTCTTGTGATGGTCGAGAATGATGATGCTCGAGGCGACGCGCCCCATGTCGCGCAGCACGTCCAGCTTGTAGCTGAAATCGACGATCAGAACATTGAGGCCTGCGACGTCGGGCGGCGGCGTGCCGTAGTTGGCCGGCACATAGTCGGCGTCGGGCCAGCGCAGATAGCAGGCGAGGCGGGCGCCCCATCCGTCCTGGCAGGGGTGATGATAGATCACCATGTCGGGCGACCATGGGCGGTCGGTCATACTTCGTTCTCCTCTTGGCTGCGCGGATCGCGCTGGATTTTGTCGGCGAAGGCGAGGCAGAGCGCGGCGAGCTTGAGCGCGGCGCGGCTGGCGCCCTGCAGCTCGACGGCCGTCGCGTGCCCGTGGGTGCGCTCGCGCATCGGTGTGAGATAATAGGCCTCGACCCGGCGGAGCATTTCGGCGTAGCCGACCGCGTCGTCGGCCGCGGCGTCGTGGCCCTTGTCGAAATGCGCCAAGCGATGCTGCAGCAGCTGCGAGACGGCGGGCGACTGGATCGCGGCGAGCGCCTGGTGCGCGAGATCCTCGCCGCCGGCTGCTATGATTTCGCGATCATGGTTCATGTCACAATGCTCCTGTCGCCACGCCGCCGAGGGTGTAGGTCGGATCGGCTTTGCGGATCGGTTGACGGGTCACGAGCTTTGCGCCGGCGGCGACGGCCGCGAGCTGTTCCTCGAATGTCTTGGGGCGGGTCGCTTCAGCGCGGCGGGCCTGGCGCCATTCGGCTTTGGCGTCGTCGAAGCTCATGGTCGCGAGCAGCTGCCGGAAAGCGTAGATTTGCTTGACGCCGGTCGGCGGCCAGAAGGGGCTGACCGTCAGGCCGTCGCGTGATTTGCCGGGGAGCCGCGGCTGCAAGGGTGGCTTGCCGGCTTGCGCGAGCTCGGCCTCGAGCGCGTCGCGGATGCGATAGGCCGAGCTGTTGCCGATGACGGTATAGCGAGCGGCGCGGGCGCAGGGCCAGCCGGCGAGCAGCAGAGCGCGGAGCGCCTCGCGCTGGCTGTCGGTAATGAAGCGGGCGCTTTCAGCCTGAGTGTGACGCGTTCCGCGCGCGTCGCAGCCGGTCAGCGTCTGACCCTTGCGGGCGAGCTTGCGCACCAGGCGGTTGCGGATGCGCGTGCAGCTCGTCTTTGATACGCCGGTGCGTTCCGAGATTTTGGCGGTACCGAGCCCCTCGAGAAACAGGGTCTCGACTTCGGTGCGCTTCGCCTTCGACAGCTTCACGCCCGAATAGGCGGCGCCCGCGCCCGGCGGCTGCAGCGGCGCTTTGCCGTTCGCCTTCAGCTCGCGGTTGTAACGCCGGCGCTCTTCGGCGATGCGTCCCGCCGAGATACCCATGCGCAGTTGAATATCGATGCCCTTCAGCCCCTTGCGAAGCATGAGGCGCAACCGGTCGATTTCCGCTGGCAGCATTCGGCCGAATTGATCGCGGGCTGCAGGACGATTGCCGCTCTTCGCGCAAAGCTCGATCATCACGGCGTTGCATGCGCCAGCTTCGCTGACACCGAGCGTTGCGCCGATCCGCGCGAACGACCAGTTTTCCACTTCACGCAAGCGAACCGCCTCGGCGAGGCGCTCGCCCTGCAGCTTAGCCTTCGGCGCCTGACCGACAATCGCGGTCTTCAAGCCCATCTTGTGCGCCATTTGCTGGATCGCATGCCAGCTGCGTTCGGGCGGCGCGTCGGTGACGCCGTTCAATCCTTCGGTCGGGTAGAGCTCGGCGAGGATCGCGCGCTCTTCCGACGTCCAAGGGGGAGGCTTTCGCGCCGGCATTATGCGTGGCCTTCATCACAAAGGCCGCCGACCGGATATCCTGAAAGGGGAAGGCTCCGATCGGCGGCAGGATCCAGCGACGCGCGAACTACAAGCGCGTCGTCGGACGGGATCGATGTGCCGCCGTCCGCGGCGGGGGGAAGGACGCGGACGGCGGCAGCGTCCGGCGCGGGACCAATCGCGCCGGATGCGGGGGGAAGGTGAATATCGGGGCGGCAGCGGGCGCAGCGGCAAATGCCGGGCTTGCCGTGCAGAGCCTTGGTGCAGATCCGCGTGTTGACAGTGAGGCGGTTCATGCGGCCAGCCTTTCGCCATAGATGCGATGGACGTACGCGATCAGCACGTCGACGTGGCACCAGCGGCTGGTCAGCGGGCACCAGCACTGAAGGTCGACGCCGACCAGGCGAGGTAGTTCAGCCTCGAGCTTGTGGCGCAGACGGAAAAGAGCATCGATTTCGTTCGGGCAATAGCCAAGACGGCCGAGCGTCATCGCGCCGATGCGGCGCTCAAGCCATGCTTTATAGATGCCGACGCTGCGCGCATGGCCGCCGACACGTTTGCAGTTGAAGGGATTTCCGCGGATCGTCGGCCGCCCGCAGTAGAGCACGCCTTCGGGGGTGCGCGTGCCCTTGCGACGCGAGCGCTGGTGGCGGCAGGGCAGGCCAGCGTTGACGGCAGGGGTGTAGCCCCTGCCGTCCAAAATTGGCGAGCGCGACGGCATCGTGATCACGCGGCTTCGCTGATAAATTGAACGATTTTCGCGGCCTGCTCGATACGAGCAGCATCAGCATCAGCAGCAGCAGCAGCATAAGCAGCATCAGCAGCAGCATCAGCAGCAGCAGCATAAGCAGCATCAGCAGCAGCATCAGCAGCAGCATAAGCATAAGCAGCAGCAGCATAAGCAGCAGCACGAGCAGCAGCAGCAGCATAAGCAGCAGCACGAGCAGCATAAGCAGCAGCAGCATCAGCAGCAGCAGCATCAGCTTGTTCGCTGGTTACTGTTTTGCCGTTTGCGAGATCTTTGATCAGCGCGACCGCCGCCTCGCATCCCTTGCGAACATCGTCGGTGCCGTATTTGGCGAGCGCGTCGGTTACGACCCAGTCGAGGAAGCGCCAGTGAACGAGCGAGAGATCGGCGCCAAGTTTGGCAGCTTTCGTCGCTGCCTTGAAAAAGCCGGGTTGCTCCGCACGCGGCAGCCCTTCGAAGATATTCTCGCAGATCCGCGTCAGCGGCGGCGGAAAGCCGAAAGATGCTGCGACGGCGCGATCGTCGTCATATTTGACGCCCTCGCCGACCGTGTTCGTCAACACGGCGTGGCTGTGGACGGCGCAGCCGATGAAGCAGCCGGTGAATTTCCCGGCGCGATCGGTTTCGCCGTATCGGCCACCGACGACGGCATCGGCCGCGACATGGGCGTCGACCTGGGCGTGCAACCCCGCCATCATTTCGGGGTCATTCTGGTACGCAAGAAAAGCCATGCTTTTGTCCTTCAGGCTTGGGTTGAAAACTTAACGGGGGCCGCCGAACGCGACGGCGAAGGCAGCGGCGCTGCACCAGACGACGGTGGCGAAGATCGCGGCGATCGCGATGCGCTCCCATCCAACGGTGCTAAGCACTTCGCGCGGGGTCGGCGGGCGGTCTTCAACCTGCCAATCTTCCGCCGGCACAAGCTGCAGCTCGCGCAGGGCGTCGCTGTGGGAGGCGCGATTGAACGCCTCGATGTCGCGCTGATGATCGCCGGCGCGATATTCATCGTCGACCAGGCGAAGGATGCGATAGTCCTGGGAAAGTCCGCCGTTCATGCTGCAATCCTTTCGGGGTGATGGCGTGCGATCGCGGCGAGCAGCTGTTCGCTGCCGGCGCGCGCGGCGCGACAGGCAAAGGCGTGATCGGCCTTGCCGTCGTAGTTGCTGATGGTGCTTTCGACGCGGCGCGGCGGGCAGCGGAGCTTGAGCGCGATGCGCTTCACCGACAGGCCGCCGTCCCATTCGGCCATGATTGCTGTCTCGAGCGCGGTTAGGCCACTGTGGCCGTGCGGGTCGAGCTGGACGCCGGTCGCGCTCACGGCCGACCGCCTTCGATCATGTGAAGCCCGATCGCCTTTGCACGTTCGTCCATGATGGCATCGCCGGCGCGCTGGTCGCCGACGTCGCCGGCGGCGCCAGGCGGCAAGAGATCCTCGAACCACTGGTCGACGGCTGCGCGCTGCCACCGGCTGCCGCGCTGGACGGCCGTCGTCAGGCGATGTTCGCCGGTTGCGCGATCGCGGACCCGCAGCGGGAGCGGCGCCGGAAAGCCGCATTTGGCGACCAGGTCAGCGATGTAGCCGATCTGCCACTGGATGCTGCGCGGCCGCGAGCCGTGCTGTTCCTGTCCGAGCCGACGCACGACGTCGCCGATCCCGTAGGTGGGCGCGACCCGCGCCGCCTGGACGAAAAAGGGAGAATTCATTTTGGCCTCCGTTGATTACGGAGGCGATTACGTAAACGAAACGCTTACAACGTCAAGCGTGAAAATAAGCGTTTCGCTTACAAAGCGGAACGAGGCACGAACGCTTTTGCGACGAACCGAGCCATATTTGTAACGATATCGATGATTTGCTGCCATTTTGGCAGTGAATTCGTGCGACCAGCCACGTGCAGGTCAGGCAGCGTCTCTGCCGTCGGCGCTGCGATCGTCGCGGAAAGGCAGCAAGACGTCGGCGACGCGCTGCAGTTCATCACGACCGCGATCGTCGCCGGCGCGGAATTGCTGGATGAGGGCCCACTCTTCCTCGCTTAGCGCCCGCGGGTTGTCGTCGACGGGCAAAAGGTCGGCGGGCGTGACGCCCAGCGGGACGGCAAGGCGGCGCATCCATTCGAGGTCGAGTTTGGGGCGGCCGCGCTCGAGGCCGGAGATCTGCATTTTGCTGCAGCCAACTTCTTCGGCGAGGCGGTCTTGTGACCACCCCTTTGCCAGTCGCAATTCGCGGATACGGTTAGGATTTCTGTCCATCACCGCGAAATGTAAAACATCTGCTGACATTTTGTGAGCAATGGAGCGCTTACGGGGGCTTGTCAAAATGTAAATGAAACGCTTACAAGCACCGTCCTATGATTAACGCCGGTGCCGCCAAGCTCAAAACCTTCCGTGGGAAACGCTCTTTAGAGGCCGTGTCCGGTAAGATCGGCGCGACGCGCATGGCCTGGCATGGCTGGGAAAACGGCAATCGGATCCCGAGCCGCGAATATATGCCCAAGCTTGTCGGCCTGGTGCCCGAGCTGGATGCCGGAGATTTCTATCGCGATGCGCCAGCGGCGATCGCGGTGTCCCAATCGGAAGCCGCATGATGGCGGCCCCCGATGCCCCCCGAGCGGCGGATAGCATCGTCGTGGATGGCTCGCCGCTCAAGGTGCCACGCATCGGCGCCGGATATCGCGCACTCGATCGCAAAGTTTGTCTGACCCACAACGGCGAAGTCTGTGTGCTCCCCCTCGAGACGGCGATCGCGCTCCGCGATGCGTTGTCGATGGCGATCGATATACCCATCCGCGCGGCGGCGCTGGCAGCGTTCGACCGGGACAGCAGCTAGTGCCCGCCGGGGGGAAAGCATCGCCGGCACGGTTCCGCATCGACGGGCGAACGGGCGACTATGAAAATTTGGGCGAGGATCCGCTGCAGCCGCGCGAGCACGCGGTTATGGATCTGTGGGACGCGGGGCTGACGCGCGAGGACATCGCGTTACGCACCGGCATGTCGCTGGCGACGGTGCGCAACATCACGGATTATCTGGACGATCTGCCCGACATTTATGAGGGCAAGCGCCTGCAGGCGCAGCGCGACGCGTGCGCCGAGCTTGCCGCGCGGATCCGGCAATTCTTCCCGCATATCGCGCTCGAGCGAAAAGCCTGATCATGGCTGGAATGCCGTCACGGCCGTTGATCGATGTCAAAGAGATCGAGGCGCTGCTCGAGCAGCGGATCAAAAGCCTGGTCGGCGAGCTGCTCCCCAATGCGCGCAAAGAGGGCAAGGAAATGTGCGTCGGGTCGATCCATGGCGAACCCGGGCAGAGCCTGCGCATCCATATCGGCGGAGCGAAACGCGGATGGTGGCGCGATTTCGGCGCCGGCGAACAGGACAAGGGCGACGCGCTGAAGCTGGTTTCTGCCGTGCTGTTCGGCGGCGACATCAAGCGCGCCGTCGCCTGGTCGAAAGGCTGGCTCGGCCTGGATGACAGCGACCCCGCGAAGATCGAGCGCGTCAAGCTGCAGGCGAAGGCGCATGTCGAGGAGAAGGCACGCGACGCCGCGGCCGAGGAGGAGCGGGCGCGGCAGGGTGCGCGCCGGCGTTGGCACCAGGGCAAGGCTTTAGTCCGCGGCGACCTGGTCGCAACCTATCTTGGCCGCCGCGGCATCGATCTGTCGCTGCTCGGCCGCGCGCCTGGCGCCGTTCGCTATCACGAAGCGCTGCAATATGGGTTCGGCGACGACGCCGTCGTGCTGCCGGCGATGGTCAGCATGATCACCAATCTGGCGGGCGAGCATATTGCGACGCATCGCACCTGGTTGAAGCGCGACGGCACCGACAAGGCCGGCGTCGACGAGCTCGGCCTCGATCATCGGGGCAAGCCGCGGGACGCCAAGAAGGTGATGGGCCGTTACCTGGGCGGGCATATCCCGATCTGGAAAGGCGCGCAGAGCTGCCCGCTGCGCGATATTGCGCCAGGCACCGACGTCTATGTCAGCGAGGGCGTCGAGGATGGATTGACCGCGGCGATCGCCGACCCCTCGCTCCGCATCATCGCGATGATCGCGCTGTCCAACTTCGTCGACCTGCAGCTGCCCCCGCAAATGGGGCGGCTGATTTTGCTCAACCAGAATGATCCGATCGGATCGAAGGCCGACAAGGCGAAGAAACGCGGGATCGCGCACCACCGGGCACAAGGCCGGCGCGTGTTCCTGGTCGAGCCGCCGAAGGGCGCGAAGGATTTGAATGTGCTTACCGATATGAGAGGGGCGGCCTGATATGGCGGGGAGGAACGGGATCGACCAGGTGCGCGAAGCACTGGAAGATCTGCACGAGGCACCTTTCGACGAAGAGATCGACGACGGCGAGGGCGGCGGCTTTGGGCCGATGCGCGCGATGCCCGACGAATGCCCCGTCGTGCCGGTCGGCACGCACGACGGGATTTTCTATTTCCTGACGACGCTCGGCGAGCTGCGCGGCCTTCCCGCCGACAAGGTCGCCAACAAGCATATCGTCGCGATGTTCGCGCCCGACAGCCAGTATCTGATGGATACCTGGCCGCGCAAAAAGGAAGTGAAGACGGTCGACAAGGACACCGGCGACGAAGTCACCGAGTGGATCATCACCGGCTGGCGCACCGACGACGTTGCGATGCTGCTGATGGACGTCGCCGCGCGCAAGGGCGTTTGGGACGCGCGCGAAAAGGTGCGCGGCCGCGGCGCCTGGCTGGGCGACGATGGCGCGCTGATCCTGCACAGCGGCAACCATGTGCTGATCGAGGGCCGCTGGCGTCGGCCTGGCGAATATGAGGGGCTGGTCTATCCGACCGCGCCCCCGGGCCCGAAACCTGCAGGCGTGGTCAAGCCCGCGATCGAGCTCGCGCCGCTGCTGGTCGGCAGCCTTCGCGCGCGTGGCATCGAGATCGCGGAGGATATCAGCGCCGGCGCGCTCGTTTTCGAGCTGCTCAAGACGTGGAATTGGCAGCGGCCCGACATCGATCCCTATCTGCTGATGGGCTGGCTGATGTGCGGACCGTTCGGCGGCGCGTTCGATTATCGCCCGCTGGTCTGGGTGACCGGCGACAGCGCGACCGGCAAATCGGCGCTGCAGAAGCTGATCGGCTTTCTGCTCGGCGAAGGCGGCCTGCTGCAGTCCCCCGACGCGACCGAGGCGGGCGTGCGCCAGATCCTTGGCCAGCAAACGCTGCCCGTCGCGATCGACGAGGCCGAGGCCGACGCGAACAACAGCAAGATCCTGGCCCTGGTGCGCCTGGCGCGCCTCGCCGCGTCATCGCAGGGCGACCTGGTGCGCGGCGGGCAGGACCATAAGGGGCACAATTTCAAGGCCCGCACCTGTTTCCTGTTCACGTCGATCCTAGTGCCGCCGATCCCGCCCCAGGATAAGAACCGCCTGGCGGTGCTCGAGCTCGGCACCTTGCCGGGCGATTTGCGCGAACCGGCAATGGACAAGCGCGAGATCGCAGCGCTCGGCGCCCAGCTGCGTCGCGAGTTCGTCGATAACTGGCGTTACTGGCCCGACATGCTGAAGAAATACCGCAACACGCTGATCGATGTCGGCGGGCACGGCGGCCGCGTCGCGGATCAGTTCGGCACGCTGCTTGCCGGCGCGCATATGGTCATCGATCTCAACACGACGATGAGCGATGTCTGGGAGTGGGGCAACAGGCTGAAGGTGTCGACGCTCGCCGAGACATCCGACAATGTCAGTGAAGCCGATCTGTGCATGGGGCACCTGCTATCGACGCTTGTGCAGCTGCAGGGCCATGGTCAGCCGCGCCTTGTGTCCGATTGGCTGTGGCAGGCGGCGCAGCCCCTACCCGAATTGGCATGGGGCACGGAAAATCACGATGAGATTGCCGGGCAGAAGCGCGCGGCGAACAAGATGCTCGAGAAGATCGGGCTTCGCGTCATGACGGCGGGGTTGCCAAAGGCCGACGCCGTCGACGACGGGCGCCCGCGGCCGACGCCGGGACGGCAGTATGTCGCGATCGCGAGCGCGCACCAGGGCCTCGCGCGACAATTCGAAGGGCAGCGATGGGCGGGCGGCGTCTGGTCGCAAGCCGTCAAGCGCCTCGAGGGCGCCATACCCGGGCAGACACAGCGGATCGGCAATGCGCCGGCGAAATGCACGTTGATCCCGGTCGACGTGCTGAAGCTCGCCTCGGCCGACGATCCGGTGGACGAGGACGAAGCGGCCGAGCTCGAGCGCGTTTGATGCGCTGGCGTGCCGCCGTCATGGCGCCCTGGGCATGGCTGGGGCTGCTCCGCACCGTCGATCGCCGCGACCTGGTCGACGCGATCGGCGACGAAAGGATCTCGAAGCGCCGGCGCCGCCGGCTGCGCGGCAAGGGGAAGGTGTGATGGCCAGTCGACCGGAGCGGGTGCAGCTCTCCAATGCACGAAATTACCGGATGCCCGACAAGACGACGCGGGTGCATCGGGGCACCGAGTGGGAAAATCCCTGGTATGTCGAGCGCGGCGCCGATGGGCAGCCGCTTTTGCTCGGTCCGGGCGGCGAGATCTTTAACGATGCGGGATGGGACAGCCCGACGACGTGGGCGAACGTGCATGCACGCGCTGTGGAGCTGTTCCGCCGGCATGTTCCGTCGATCGACTTGACCCCGCTGCGCGGCCGCAATGTCGCGTGCTGGTGCCCGACCGGATACCCGGATTGTCATGCCGACGTGCTGCTCGAGCGCGCCAATCAATCGGTCGCGGCGCCGGGGCAATTATTATGACCGGGTTCGACCAGTTCACACGCTGGCTTTGCGGCAAGTGCGGCGCCGCCGGCATCGATAGTTGGAATAAGGCTCGCTATGACGGCAACCCTGCGCCGCCCGCCGCGCATGGAATGATTTTCGGCGACAACTGTCAGTTCTGCATGTGGCCTATTACCGTGTGTTACCCGGCGGCCGACACGGCGCCACGCGCCATCTATGGTCCGATCCCTTACGGCGATCGCCAGTTTAACTATGAGACAGACGCCATGGTTTCACTCGAATTTGACCTAGGCGCCGGTGAGCCACTACAGCCCAGCACCGAGCGTGACCGCGATTGGAGCGGAGGGTGTTTGGCGGTACGCGCTCCGCCGCCCTGGTGCTGATGTTCCTATAATGTTCTAGGCTCGCGCGATGCTGCGCGAGTCGATCACTCTCAAGGATCTCGACGATCGGCGCCAGGACGTGCGCGCCTGGTGCTTTCGCTGCGCGCGCGGCGCGGTGATCGATACGATCATGTGGCAGCGTTTCGAGGCGCGCGGTCGGCCGCCGTGCTGGCATTCTCCTGCAGCTCGGCCGACCAGGTCGCGCTCTATCCGGCGCGGCGGCCGCCGGCGCCGTCTAATGCGCCGTCGCTCCTGGTCGAGCGGTTTTTCTTCGATGTTCGCAGCATGCGGAAGAAGCGCGATCCTATTGCCGATCGCGCGAGCGCGCGCCTGCTTGAGGCATGGCGCAAGCGTTGACCGCCCCGACCCGTCTGTGGCAGCTAGGCGCCGCGGGAGGGTTTATGGACCGATTGAAAGCATGGCTGCCCTGGTGCGCGATCGCGTTGCTGATCGTGTCGCTGGGGCTGCAGATCTGGACGGTGATGCGCGTCGACGCGATCGAGGGCGAGCTGTCCTACATGGCGCCGGATGCCAGCGACCAGGTCGAGGGGCCAGCCTGGGCGGCCGAGCTGCAGGAGAATGCCAGCACGGCGGCCGACCAGGCCCGCAAGGCAGCCCGCAGCGCCGACGCTGTCTGCAATGAGGTCGCCGAGGCCTATCGCTGCCCTTGAGCGCGTAAATTCCATATAAATTCAGCGGCCAGCGTCGCGTCCCGTTCGATCGAAGATCGATAAGGGATGCGGCGCGGTGCGGCCGCTGTCCTTTTGTCCTTTCCCTTCGCGGCCAGGTGCGCGCAGCGCGCCGGTGCGGCCGCGTCATCATCGCCTTTCCCGTCCTCGATCGTGCCCCGACCCGTGACGATCGAACAATCTGTGCATAGTCCCTTGCGCCCCTACCCCTTTCGAGGCATTCAACTGGGGTTGGCCGCGCCGATTGGCTGTTACCGCCTTGGGTCCGGGGGTGTAACGCCCAAAGTAACGAAATCGGTAACGCTTAACCTCCTGAAATCGCTGCCAGAATTGCGCCGTTACCGGCGTTACCGTCCTCGCGCGCGCGTAATACACACGCGCTCGCACGCGCATGCGCGCATGTGTGGAGATATGGATATATATGGTAACAACGGTAACGTGTGGATTTGTTTCCTATTTAGAGTGACTTAGGCGTTACCTTTTGCGTTACCGCGCCGATCTTCGACCGGTAACGCGGTAACGCAAAGCCTCCTCTCCATGATCGTCGTCATTTGGAGCGCGCCTTCGAGCGCATGCTAGCCGCTTCGCCTCAACGTCGATCTAGGGGTGTTTTGGGGTGTCGAGCACGGGCGAGGCGGGCGAAATTTTCGGCGGCGATGCCGCTGGCGCGCGGGCGTCGATCGACGCGGCCCGGGCCGATTTCGACCAGGCGAAGGCCGCCAGTGCGGGCGAGCAGCTGCCGCTGCTGCCCGATGGCGACGCGCCCGAGCTGCCCGACCTGGCCGAAAACGACGCCTATGTGTCGCTGCCCGACGCGGCTGAGATCGTGCAGCTGCAGATGGCCAATGGCGGCGACCTGCACCGCGCGATCGCGGAACACCGGCGGCTGAAGGGCGACGGCGGCCGCAAGCCGGGGTCGAAGAACCGGCAAAATCTGGCCTTCCAGCAATATCTGCTCCAGTTCGGCCCGCAGCCTGGGGTGACGCAAATGCGCTTCCTGGGGCGCTCGGTCGAGCAGCTGGCCGGCGAGCTCGGCTGCTCGAAGCTCGAGGCCGCGCAGCTGCAGATCCGATGCGACGACAACCTGCTGCCCTTCTTCGCGTCGAAGATGCCGATCGCGGTCGATCATCGCGTGCAGGGCGATGTGACGATCAATTTCGTCGAGGGCGGCGGCCTGCTCGACGGCGGCGACCTGGTGCCCGATGGCAGCGATGGAGACCTGTTCGGCGGCATGGGCTTCGCGGGCGAAGAAACGGCGGAAAACGTGGACTTTTCGCACGTCGATGAAGGGCATTCGGAATGACAAGTTCGGAACGCTCGCGCTATCGCGTTGATCTAGCGCGGCAATCTGGCCTGTCCCGTCAGGTTTCGCACCTTCACGTTGGCCGCACCCCGGGGGGCCTTTGCCTGGGCCGATCGGCGCGCCACCCCCCGGCCCCCCCCATCGGCCTTTCCCGATATGGTCCCGGGGTCGCGCCCGAGACATTTCACATTTTCGGGCCGATCGGAGGCTCGATGGCATGCGCCGGGCTCGATTTCCCTCGCCTCGGCCACTTGGCTGCATCCGCGAACGCGAACGCCGACGGATCGGGTAGGGGTAAGGGATCGGTCGCGCAATTCCCGGGCCCGACAAATGGGGTCGGGGTGTAATGGCGTCGATCAGGCAGATGATGCCGGTGGGGCCGAAGGCGTCGGCCTTCATCGCGAGCACGGCATTTATCAGCGGCATAATGGGGCCGGTCGGCGGTGGCAAGACGGTTGCAGGCATCGCCCGCTGTTTTCGCCTGGCGAACGCGCAGAAGCCGGTTTGGGACGATACGCGCAAGTGCTTCGTTAAGCGGTGCCGCATCGCCGCGGTTCGCGACACCTATCCGAACCTCGATCGCACGCTGATCAAGACCTGGCATCAGTGGGTGCCGAAGGAAATCGGCAAATGGTCGGGGGAAGCGCCTCGCACGCACACGTTCACGATCAATGTCGGGCGGCCGGGCGTGCGCGGCTTTCACCAGATCGACATGGAGATGATCTTCACGGCGATCGGCGACCATAGTGTCGAGGACGTGCTGCGCGGTTTCGAGCTCACCGGGCTGTGGGGCAACGAATGGGATCTGCTGCCGCCGGACCTGCTCGAGTTCGGCGTCGGCCGCGTCGGCCGATATCCCGCCGAGGTCCAAGGCGGCTGCACGCTCGCCCAGATCTGGGGTGATTTCAACGCTCCCGACGAAGACAATCACATGTATTCGCTGTTCGTCGACAAGCAAATCGACCCCGAGCTCGCGGCGGTGATCGCCGAGGAAACGGGCGGCGAACAGAAGCTGATCGAATTCTTCGAGCAGCCCGGCGGGCTGGATCCCGGAGCGGAAAACCTGCAAAATCTGAAGGGGGGCCGCAACTACTACGTCAAACAGGCCGCGCTGATGTCGCCCGATAAATGCCGGCGCATGGTCCATAACAAGTTCGGCGCGGTGCGCGACGGCATGCCGGTCTATCCCGAGTTCAGCAATGCGCGCCATGTTGCCGAAGCGCCGCTCGAGCCGATCAGGGGCTTGCCGTTGCGCATCGGGATCGATGCGGGCCTGACCCCGGCGGCCGTGATCGGTCAGCAAACCAAGTTCGGGCAGATGCGTCTGCTCGCCGAGCTCGCGACCTTCCTCGAGGAGGATGACCAGCTTGCGGCGGTCGGGCCCACGGCGTTCGGCGAAGCGCTCGCCGATCTGCTCGCCAGTCGCTTCCCCGGGATGCCGGTCGAATTCGCCTTCGCCGATCCGTCGGCCGCGAAGGGCGTCGACGGATCGGGCAACGAGCTGTCCTGGCTGCAGACCGCCGCGAAGGTATCGAAGCTGAAGATCCGCCCGGCACCGGTTCCGAACAATGATCTGACGATCCGCCTCGAGGCGGTGCGTCGTCCGCTCACCAAGACGATCGAAGGGGGCCAGCCCGCGCTGCTGATCTGCCCTACATGCAAGATCCTGCGGCGCGGCTTCAACAGCGGGTACAAATATCGGCGCACGATGCTGGCCGGGAAAGAGGGCCGGTACGAAAACAAGCCCGTCAAGAACCAGTTCAGCCATGTTCACGACGCCGCCCAATATCTGATGGTCGGCAGCGGCTGGGGTCGCATGGCCGGCGCCGGCGTCGCCGATCATTTGGAGCAGGGGCGGCGAACCGGCGTAACGGTCGACGCCGATTACAACCCGTTCGGGAGCTAGCCCCATGTCGAAAGTTGCGAAAGCCCTGATCTCCCCGCTCGGCGCGGCGGTCGGCCTGTTCAAGAAACCCAAGATCCCGGCGCCCGTGGCCGCGCCGACGCGCGACGACGTCGCCCGCGAAGCGATCAAGGAAGACAATCTGCGCAAACGCCGTGGCGGCGCCGCGGACATGCTCACCGGCGCAGGCGGGGCCGAGGCCGCGGCCCCCAGCGTCAAGACCCTAGTCGGCCAATAGGAGCACGACGATGACGGACACGAAACCGACCCCGACCCCGGCGGCTGCAGCGGCGAAACCCGCTGCATCGACTGCAGCCGATGAAACCAACGCGAAACGCGAAGGCTTCGCGGACGCCAGCACGAAGGCTGCGGCAACGAAGGCGGCAGCGGCCAAGCCGCGCCAGTCGAAGGTGAAACCCAAGACCGTCGACGCCGCGGAGCAGATCGCCAAGCTGAAGGAAAAGGCCGGCGAAAACATCGAAGCGGCGATCGCCAAAGGGGACGAATTGACCGTCGCGCTCGGGAACGAACGCGGTCCGGGCAAGTCGATCGAGCCCGAGAGCGTCACACTCGAGCCGAGCGCGACGCGCCGCGGCGGCCGCTTCCAGGTGACGCGCGCCGTCGTCCACAAAACGCACACGCTGCCGCGCACGACGCAGGTCACGCATGTCTGGCTGATGCAGGGGCAGCGGCCGCTCGACGTGAACGAGCTGGGTTCGCCGGTCGGGCTCAATCCCGGGCAGCAGCTCGAATTCAAGCGCGGTCAGCTGTCGTTCGGCTGATTTGAGGAAGGCCGAGCGATGAATGACAACGCGATCGTCGAAGAGATCCTGCAAAGGCAGATCGAGCTCGAAAGCGATCGCTTGCCCTATGAGCCTGCCTGGCGTGAAATCGACGAGCGGGTCAATCCGCTCGGTGAGGGCGGTTTCACCCAGGCGGCAAAGGGCGGGGTCCGCGGGACCACGATCTTTGACCATACCGCCTCGACCGGGCTCAATCGTTTCCAGGCCGCTTATGGCGGGATGATCATTCCGCGGGGCGAGCGATATCAGCTGGTCCAGTCGACCAGCACGTCGCTGAACGATTTTCCGGCCTTTCAGCAGTGGGCCGAGAGGGCCACCGATTTGCTGTTCGGTGCTCGATATCGACCGATCGCCGGTTTCGAAACCGAGGCGGGAATGTGCATTCGGTCGATCGGGACATACGGCAACGCGCCGTTGTGGACCGATCATCGGCCTGGCCTGGGGATGTTTTACAAGACGCTCCACCTCGCCGAGGTGTTCGTCGACGAGGATTTTACCGGTCGTATCGACACGGTGCACCGCAAGTTCACGCGCACCGCGCGCCAGGCTCGGCAGATGTTCGGCCCCGATAATCTCACGCCCTCGATCCAGAAGGCGATCGCCGAAAACAAGCTCAGCCAGGAATTCACCTTCCTGCACGTTATTCGCCCGCGTGCCGAGCGCGACCCTGGGCGCTTCGACTTCCGCCGCATGGCTTGGGAAAGCCGCTATATCTGCGTCGAGGACAAGGCGCAGCTGCGCGAAGGCGGATATGAGACGATGCCGATCGCGTTCGCGCGATATGTCACCGGCCCTCGCGAGCGCTATGGCCGATCGCCTGCCATGCAGGTGCTCGGATCGATCCGCACCGTCAACGAAATGGTCAAGACGCTGCTGCGCGCGGGGCACAAAGCTGTCGATCCGCCGCTGCTGACGCCCGAGGACGGCGTGCTGTCGCGGATCCAGACCAAGCCTGGCGGGATTAATGTCGGCGGGCTCGGCTTCGACGGTAGCCCGATGGTCGTGCCGCTGCAGACCGGCGGCAATCTGCCGCTCGGCATGGAGCTCCTCAACAATGAGCGCGAGCCGATCCGCGACGCGTTCCTCGAAACGGTCTTTTCGCTCGTGCTCGAGCGCCGCGACCGGATGACGGCCACCGAAGTGCTCGAGCATACGCGCATGGTCGGCATGTTGATGTCGCCCAGCGCGAGCCGCGGCGAAACCGAGTGGCTTTCGCCGCAGACTGCTCGCGAGCTCGAGATCTTGCTCGATAGTGGAACGATCCCGCCGCCCCCGCCTGAAATGCGCGAGGAGGGGGCACAGGTCAAACTCGTCTATGACAATCCGCTCACCCGGGCAGCCAAGGCCGAAGAGGCGCTTGGCTTTGGCCGGTTCATCGAAATGCTCACGCCCGCGGCCTCGATCGCCGGGCCCGAGGTTTACGATGTCGTCAATTGGCAGCGCGCCCCGCGCGAGCTCGCAAAATCGCTCGCCGTGCGCCAGGCGTATCTGTCGACCCCCGACGAAGTCACCGCAAAGGGTGAAGCGCGCGCACAGCAGCAGCAGGTCGACAACACGCTGAAGCAGCTCGCGCTCGGCGCCGGCGCGGTCAAGGATCTGTCGGCCGCGCGCGGCGAGGAGACGGCGCTTGGCATTTGACCAGTCGGCGCCCGACGTCCTCGAGCTGTTGCAGAAGGCGGTGAACGCGCGTCGCGCTATGCATTATCAGCGCGTGTTCCTCGACGACGACGGCACGCCCAGCCTGTCGGCGCGCAAGGTGCTCGCCGATCTCCGAAAATTTTGTCGCGTCGATCGGTCGACGTTCGAAGTGGATCCGCGCGCGCATGCGCTGCTCGAGGGGCGGCGCGAGGTCGCCCTGCGGATCCTGACCATGTTGGGTATCCGGGGCGAAGACATCGCCCCATTTGTGGAGGTGAGCGATGAGTGATGGAACCGGGGCGGCTGCGGCCGCCGGGAGCGAAGGTGAAGGCGCAGCGGCGGCCGCTGCTGCAGCTGCAGCGGGCGGTGCTGCGGGTTTGCTCGGCGGCCAGGGCGGCGGCGATGACGCAGCCGCTGCGGCGGCCGCGGCTGCAGCTGCAGGGGGCGCTGGCGACGCGCCGCCCGAGTGGATCGGGATTTTCAATGACAAGCCCGCGGGCGAAGGTCAGACCGCGAGCCGCGACTGGGTCAAGTCGAAGGGCTTCAAGGATCCCGACGCGATGGTGTCGTCCTATCGCGAGCTCGAAAACCAGCTGCGCAACGGCGAGAAAATCGTGCTGCCGAAGGAAGGTGATAGCCCGGAAGCCGTCGAGGCGTTCCACAAGGCGATCGGCCGTCCCGAAGCGCCCGACAAATATGACCTGAAACTCGGCGAGGGCGAGGAGGTCAACGAGGATCTGGCGAAGGTCATGCGCGAGGCCGCGTTCAAGGCCGGCGTTCCTGCCAGCATGTTCGCGGCGATGGCCGACCCGTTCAACGCCTATATGCGCAGCGTCATGGAGCAGCACGAGGCGGGCCAGGTGCAGCAGCGCGACGCCGGCGTCGCCGAATATAAGGCCGAGGTCGGCGACAAGTTCAACACCCATATCGCCGCCGGCAATAAAGCGATGCGCCTGCTTGAGATGACGGGCGAGGATATCGCCGGCATCGAGGCCGGGCTCGGCACCAAGAAGACGCTCGCGCTGTTCGCGAAGCTCGGCATGGGCATGGGCGAGGACATCTTGCTCGATGCGGGCGGGCGGCCGAAATTCAGCCTCTCGAAAGAGGAAGCCCAGGCGAAGCTCGACATGCTCGGTAAAACCGATGGTTACCTCGAGAAACTGAAATCCGATCCCAAGCTGAAGGCCGAGCGCGATCATCTGCTTTCGATCGTCGCGGCCGCCGAGACGCGCGAGCGCGAGGCCCAAGGTTAGCGATCATTTGGAGCGGGGGCGGCATGCCGAGTTATGCCGCCCCTGTTCGCCAAGCCAGCGTGCATCCGCATCGCCAGGCCCGGACTAAGGGGCACGAGAAAGGGCCCCGTCCAAGCGGGACGTCACCCGCCAGAGAGGCCCGGCCATAGCGCCGCCAAGCCCTTCGCAAATTCCAGAAATTTGAGGAGGCCACCATGTCCCAGTTCGTTACGCAGATGCACCGCACCAAGTACCGCGACAGCGTTAAGCTGGCGCTGCAGCAGAAGGATAGCCGGCTGCTGAAGACGGTTACCGTCGTTCCCGGGTCGGGCGAGCTTATGAAGCTCGACGATCTGATCGGCGAGGCCGATTACTACAAGAAACAGTCCCGCCACGCCGACACCCAGTATGTCGACACGCCGCACGATGGCCGCTGGATCGCTATGCCCGATCCGATCGTCTATGCCGACCTGGTCGACAAGGAAGACAAGCTGGCGTCGGGCATCGACATCGAGGGCGCCTATGTGCGCGCCGGCTCGGCGGCGATCGGCCGCGGCACCGATGCCGAAATCATCACCGGCATTTTCAGCACGGCACAGACCGGGCTGAAGGGCACGATCCTGACACCGTTCGACGGCAACAATGTCGTTCCGGTGAATGAGGGCGGCGGCGGCAACGTCGGCCTGACGATCAAAAAGCTCAACGCCGCGAACGAAATCCTCCGTGCCAACGACGTCGATCTCGACGAAGAGGAGCTGTGGATGCCGATCACGGCGAAGCAGAACAGCGACCTTCTCGGCCAGATCGAGACGGTCAACAAGGATTACGGCGCCACCGGTGCCGAAATCACCAACGGCATGGTCCGCAAGCTGTTCGGCTTCAACTTCGCCCATATCGAGCTCAGCAACCCGCGGCTGAAGGAAGCCGCCGCGCTGTCGCTGACTGGCGGCGGTTACCGCAAGGTGCCGTTCTATCCCAAGAGCGGCATCTACGGCGTGATGTGGGAAGAGCTCTTCTCGAGCATCGACCAGCTGCCGACGAAGCACTTCTCCGCCCAGGTCTATGCCCGCCGTCAGGTGGCAGCGACCCGCAGCGAAGAGGGCAAGGTCGGCTACATCGAGTGTCTCGAGGCTTAGGCCTGGGTCGCACCGGGCGGGGCGCCGCTTAGCGGCGTCCCCCAAGGGTCAACTTTAAAAAGGACAGCAGCATCATGGCTAACACCTTCTCTCGCGAAACCGCGCAGTCGCTCGGCACCGGCAACTATTCGAAGTCGGATGGCCGCCATCACCAGGCGAAGCTCAAGCGCGTTCGTGCCACGATCGACTATGACGGCCAGGCGGCCGCCGATACCATCACGTTGGGCAAGCTGCCCCCGGGTGCGACGTTCGCCTATGGCGTCATTACCGCGACAGCGACCTTTGGCGCGGCGGCGACGCTCGCGATCGGCATCGTTGGGGATGCGACGGCGTTCCGCGCCGCCGCCATTTTCACGGCCGCTGATACCCCCACGCTGTTCGGCATTGCCGCAGACATCGCGGCGGCCCCGTTCAGCGAGGAAAAGACGCTGATCGCGACCGTTGGCGCCGCAGCAGCTCCGAACAGCGCCGATTACCTGGTTGTCGACATCTTCTATTCCGACGCCGTCTGACCTTGCCAGGCGCGTCCGGGGCGGCTGATACACCTCCAGCCGCCCCGGTTTGCCTTTTCGAGGTGAGGCGGGGGTGACATGGATCGCGTCGAGATTTCCAACCTGGCATTGTCGAAGCTGGGCGAGGACGATCAGCTGATCGATCCCGACGACGACACCAAGCCCGCGCGATCGATCAAGGCGGTCTGGAATAGCGTCCGCGACGCGGTGCTTCGCCGCCACCTCTGGAATTTCGCGATGAAGCGCGCCTTGCTCTCGCGCCTGGTCGCGGCGCCAGCCTTCGGCTTTGCGCATCAATATCAGCTCCCCGACGATTTCATCCGCCTCGATATCGACGAGCTCGATACGAACGTGCTGCGCAAATGGTCGCTCGAGGGCAGCCGGCGATTGCTCTGTGACGCGACCGGGCCGATCGAGGTCCGCTATGTTGCGCGCATCGCCGAGACTGGCGATTGGGACGCGCTTTTCGTTGAGGCATTCGCTTGTCGCCTGGCCTTCCAGGTCTGCGACCGGCTGACCGGCGATCGCGGCCGCAAACAGGATTGCTGGTCGTCTTATGTGTCGGCGATCCGCGAAGCCACTGGCGTCGACGGCCGCGAAAATCCCCCGGTCGACATGATGGATAGCAGCTGGGTCACCGCGCGCCACGAGGGAGGGCCGTCCTACCCGGGCAGCTACCCCGGCTGATGGGGACCACCGCGTATCGGCTGCAGGACAGCTTCAACGGCGGCGAAGTGTCGCGCCGGCTTCAGTCGCGGCCGAGCCTGTCGATCTACAACATCGCCGGCGCCGAGATCCGCAACATGGCCGCCTCGGTCGAGGGAGCGATCGTCAAGCGCCCGGGCACATGGTTTCGCGCCGCGGCGCTCGCATCGTCGGCATGGCTTTCGCCTTACACCTTCAGCGCGACGCAATCCTATGTTCTCGTGTGGAGCGAGGGCAAGATCCGCTTCGTCACGAACAATGCGCTCCTCGAGGTCGGCGGCAATCCGGTTGAGGTCGTGGTGCCCTATACCGCCGCGCATGCGCCGACGATCTGGCGCTGGAAAAGCTTCGACGTCCAGTATCTCGCGCACGGCAGCTATCCGTTTGCATCGCTTCGCCGCACCGCGGCCGACGCCTTCAGCTATCAGGCGGAGCAGCTGAAGGGCGGGCCGTTCGGCGACATCAACGACGACGATACGAAAACGGTCACCGTGTCGGGGGTGCTGACGGTCGGCGGCGCGGTGACGATCGACGCCAACACCAATCGCTTCAATGCCAATATGGTCGGCGGGCATATGCTCGTCGAGGCCGCGGACTTTGCTGATGTCATGGCTTGGCAGACCGGGCTCGATAACATCGGCATCGGCAATCTTCGTCGCAGCGAGGGTCGCGTGTATGAGGCTTTGACGGCGGGCCGAACTGGGACCGAGGCACCCTTCCACCTTCGCGGTGACCAGTGGGACGGCGACAATGTCGGCACCGACATCAACGGCAAGGGCCCCTATGGCGTCAAATGGCGCTATCGCCATGATCGCTATGGTGTCGTTCGCATCACGGGATACACCGACGCGAACACATTGACCGGCATTGTCGAGCGCGCGATCCCGCTGTCCCTGGCCGCGACGGCGACGCGCCGTTGGGCACACAGCCTGTTCTCGGCCGACGCGGGCTATCCGCAGCTCTGCTGTCTCTGGCGCGGCCGCATGTGGCTGTTTCGCGACAATGAGCTCGCCGGCAGCGTGTCCGCCGGATATCGCGATTTCAGCGAGTTCGACGAAAGCGGCGCCGCCTCGCCCGACCAGGCAATCCGGCTGCGCATGGATATTCCCGATCGCGCGCTATGGGTGCGGCCCGATCGCCAGGCGATGATCATCGGCACGGCAAGCGGAGAATATGCGATCGGCCCGATCAATCCGAGCGAGCGGATCTCGGCCGACAATCTGCAGATCGTGCCGCAAAGCGGACACGGATCCAAACAGGTCGAGCCGCTGGCGACGGCGGCCGAGCTGATCTTCGCGCAGCGGGGCGGTCGCAAGCTTCGCGCAGCGACCTATGATTTCGGCCAGGATCGCTACCTCGCCGACAATATGACGCTTTGGGCGCGCCAGATCACACGCGGCGGGATCCGCCAGCTTTGCTATCAGGCTGAGCCCGAGGAGCTGCTGTGGATGCTGAAGAACGATGGCACCGCCGCGTCACATCCCTACAATCCCGCGCAGGACACGAAAGGCTGGTGCCCGACGCTCGAGCTCGAGGACGCCGCAATCCTTAGCCAGGTATCGACCCCCTCGCCCGATGGCGAGCGCGACGACGTGTGGATCCTTGTCGAGCGCGACGGAGAGAAGTCGATCGAGCAGCTGGCCGATTGGTGGGACGAAGATGCGGGGCTTGGCGCGCAAGACGGCTGCCACCTCGATAGCGCGCTCGCTTATGACGGTGCGCCGGCGACGGTGTTTGGCGGCCTCGAGCATTTGGCAGGAAAAGAGGTCGGCGTGCTCGCGGACGGCGCCGAGCTGCCGGTGATGACTGTCGAGGGCGATGGCACCCTGACGCTGCCCCAGGCGCGCAGCCGCGTGCTGATCGGTCGCCTCTATACGGCGCGCTACATCACTTTGCGTCCCGACGTGCCGATGCGCGATGGCACGTCGATCGGTCGCCTCAAGCGAGTGATCGGTGTGGTTGCGAGCCTGCTCGACAGCTTCGGCGTTCGTGCGGGCGATCGCGGCGGCAAACTCGATCGCCTGGTCAATCGAGCCGCCGCAGATCCGATGGATAGCGGCCCGTCGCTTTTCTCCGACTGGACCGAGGCGAAGTCGATCGGCGGCGGATATTCTCGCCGCGGGCAGGTGACTTTCGAGGATCGGTCGCCCTTCCCCTGGGTGATGCCGGCGCTGGTCAAAAAAATCGATGTGGGTGACAAATGAAGATCGAGATCCGCCAGCTGCTGCCGCTCGACGTGCTTGCGCTCGACCAGCAACCGAATGTCGAGGGCCAGTTCGGCATATACGAACCGGTCAAGAATATCCGCCACGGGATCGAGCTGCAGGCGATGGGCCCCGCTTGGTCGGCGATCGCAGACGATGGCGAGGTGCTGTGCTGTGCTGGGTTCGGTCAGATCTTCCCCGATGTGCAGGCGACCGCTTGGGCAATCTTTTCGCGCAAGTTCGCAGAGAGCGTTCGGGCGCAGGTGGCTGTTATCCAGTTCATGCGCGTGCAGATCGCCGCGGGACCATGGCAGCGTATCGAGGCGCTATGCCGTGACTGCTATCCCGCCGAGGGCCGTTGGCTCGAGCGGGTCGGGTTCGAACGTCGGGTGCTACTCCGCAAATGGGGGCCGCATTCAGAGGATTACTGGCTTTTCGAGAGGGTGAGCTGATGGCGCAAGCCGCAATTCCATTGATGGTCGCGGGGTCGCTGGTGAAGACGGTCGGCGGTTACCAGGCCGCGCAGCACAACGCCGGCGTCGTCAAGGCGCAGACGGCCGAGGAGCGCAGCCTGGGCGTCGCCGAGGTCGAGCGGATCCGCTCGAGCGCACGTGCGGCGATGGGGCGCCAGATCATGGGCATCGCTGAAAGTGGTTTCCAGCCCGGCACCGGTTCGGCGCGCACCGCGATCGAGGAGAGCCTGATCAATCGCGAGCTCGATGTGATGATGTCCCGCCGCACGAGCGAAGGCCGCGCGGGCGGTCTCGATATGCAGGCGAAACAGATCAAGCGCACGGCGGCGCTGGGGGTGGTATCGGGGCTGATCGGCGCAGCCGGGCAGATCGCGGGGTATATGGGCAATTACGCCGGAGCGAAGAACGTCGACAACTATCCGGTCACCGCGAAATCAGGGAAAATCTGATATGGCATCGCAACCCCTTTTTGGCGGTTATACGCCGCAGGTCGCTCCCGACCGGATCGCGACGGCGCTGCCGACCGCTGCACCGGAAGATTATGGTGCGGGCATCGGCGAAGCCCTGTCCGGTGCAGGAAATGTCGCGGGCGACATGGCGATCCGGCAGACCAAGCTCGAAACCGAGCGCGAGTATGACCGGCAGGCGATGGCCGCGATGGTCGATTGGGCGAAGACGCAGGAGTTAATTAGTCTCGCCGACAATGAAGCCCGCGCGGCGCCGTCTGCACCAGGTGCGGCGGGGCACGCAAAGGCTATGAGTGAGCGGGCGGAAAAAGCTGCGACCGACTTTCTCGGCACAATTGCGCATCCGGGCCTTCGTGGCAAATATCGCGGGCAGGTCGAGGAGTGGCTTGCGGGGCAAGCCGTTTCCGCTGACGCTTTTGAGCGAGGTCAGACGGCCAAATTGCAGGTGACGCAGGGCGACACGGCGTCGGATATATTGGCGAACAAGGCGGCAGGGGAGCCCTTCGAGAAATATATGGGCACGCTTCAGGGGTGGCTAAAGGCCCCTCCACCGACCGGCGTTCCGCAGGACGCATGGGCGGTGCTGGTGCGGGAAGGGTCGCAGAAAATACTCATAAGCGGCCTGCGCGGCGAGGAGCCGGAGAGGCGCAAGGCGGTGTTAGACAGTCATGTGCTCGACGAATGGTTGACGCCCGAACAGGTGAATGCGCTAGGCAATGAAGCGGACAGTGATATTCGTCGAAAACAGAATGAAGCCGAAGCGGCCGCGCGCGTCGCGAAGGCTGAAGACGTCGAATATGTCGACGATGTGCTCGATCGCATCAATCGTGGCTATCCGGTTGCTGATGAGGAATATGCGGAGGCCAAAACGCGCACGACGCGGAGTGGCCTCGATAAGCGAGGCCGCGATCTCGACGATGCGTTCGTCGGCAAACAGGTTAACAAGGAATGGCAGAATGCGACGCCGGCGCAAATGGATGCGCGGATCAAGGTTATCGATGCGGATCTCGCGAAGGCGGGCGACAAGGGTAGCCCGACCTTGGTTGCTGAGCGCGCGGCGCTCGATAAGCTGCTGACCGAACGGAAAAAGCAGGTCGCCAACGATCCGCTCGCAGTCGGCGCGGCCATGGGTATCCGCGTCGAGCCGATCGACTGGGCTAATCCGGCTTCGGTCGCGGCTCGGCGAAAGGCAGCCGATGCTACCGCGCGCGCGATGGGTGTCCCTGCGAAGTACTTTACCGATGAGGAAGCCGCGGAGCTCGGCGCCAATGCAACGACGCCTGCTGGGCAATTGGCGATCGCCCGGCAAATTCGCCAGCTCGGACCTCGCGCGGCGACAGCCGCGGCACAGCAAGTTCTGCCCGGGGATAGTCTCTTCGCCTATTCTATGGGTCTGCGCCCCGAGCTGCAAGCGAGCGTCTATCGCGGCGTCGGGCTTCGGAAAGAGTTCCCTGTCGCCGAGGATAAGGCGCAGCAGATCTGGCGGGAGACGACGGGCAATGCCTTGGCATCGATGCCGGCGGCTTCGCGCGAGGCCGCCTATCTGACGGCGAAAGAGTTGTATCGCCAGGCGGCGTCGAGCAAGGGCAAGGATGAATTTGACCCGGTCCTCTATCGTGGCGCCGTGCGCGAGGCACTGGGTGGCAACCCGAGCAATCGCACCGGCGGCGTCGGTGAATGGAACGGAGCCAAGATCCTGCTGCCGTCGGACATGTCGCAGCAGCAGTTCGATGCGCGCCTAAGTGGTTGGAAGCCGACGCGGGCCTATCGCGCCGACAAGAGCAAGATTAGCGGCACCGAGCTGCGCGCGCGCTTCACGCCAGTCCTGCAGCCCAATGGTCGTTATCAGTTCCGCAGCGCGCGTGGCGAGTATGCTGTCGTCGAGGATGGCCTTACGCCGCTCGAGGTCGATGTGTCGAAGCTGGCGCGGCCACGGGTGCAGCCGAAGGCGCAGCCGGTGAAGCCGCAGGGTGCGTTCTATGGCGCGGCTCCGGGGACGATGCGATATGAAGACGCGGTGGTGCCTAAAGGCCCGCGGCCGCGCGCGTCAGGGGTCTGACAATGGCTAGCAGTCCGTTCGCCGGATATGAGGGATATGAGGCGCCGACATATAAGCGCCCCGATAGCGGCGCGCCGTCGACGCTTTCGGAAACCTATCGCGCCGCGCGCGACCTGCAGGACGCCGACAACACCGATTATCAAGATCGGCTGTATGACGAAGCGTTCGGCAGCACGCTCGAGGCGGTTAACGCGGTGCGCCGGCAGGAAGGCTTGCCGCTGTTCCTTCCGCCCTCCTATGGCAAGATCAGCCGCAACCAGACGGTAGGATCGGCCGCGCCGATGAACGCCTATGCGGCCATGGGCCTGTTCGACGATGGCAGCCGCGACCAGGTCGGCGATGCGCTGGTCGCCGAAGTCGCCCGGATCCGGCAGGGCCGCCCGGGTTTCATGTCAGACCTGCCCGGATCGCGCGAGCAGATCCTCGCACCCTATCTCGCCCGCGACCAGGCAAAGCGCGGCCGCGCGCGCGGCGTGCTCGATCGAAGCGAAGGGATCGGCGGCACCGCGGCCAATCTTGCCGGCGGTGTGACGAAGGCCATGGAGGATCCGTGGAACATCATCACGCTGCCGGTCGGCGGGGGCGGCAAGACGATCCTCGGCATCGCGGCGCGATCTGCGCTCGCCAACGGCCTGGTCGAAGTGCTGTCACAGCCCGTGGTGGCCGACAATCGCGAATTGCTTGGCGAAGAGCTGACGCTCGGGGAGTCGGTGGCCCGCGCTGGTTTCGCCGTTACGGGCGGGTTTGTCCTGGGCGGGCTGATCGCATCCGCCGGCAAATATGGCGGCCGCGCGTTCGATGCTCTTACCCCGATCGAAAAGAAACTGGCGCGCGCGCTCGAGGCGGCTGAGATCAAGGCACCGACCCAGCTTGAGCGCCAGGTGATTAGCGATATCCTTGGCACGCTCGATGACGGCGAGCTCGTTGCGCTTTCGCGCCAGATGGGTGCACAGGGCGACCCGAACGTTGCGGCCGCGACGACGGCGATCGAGCGCCAGTCGGAGATCGATGCCGGTAACCCCTATATCGCCGGATCGGGTGACACCTACGCCGATCGGCTGTCGCTCGCGCTCGAGGACGTTCTGCGATCGACCGAGATCCCCGACTATGCCGCCGCCGCATCGCGCGCGATCGGCGAGCCGGTTCGCACCGTCGATAGCGTCGGCGGCAGTTCGTCGGGGCTTTCCGGTCCCGGTGGGCCGGTCGATCCCGAGGCGCTCAAGGCAGCTATTCGCGGGCCGGAGAGCGGGGGTGATGATGGTGCCGTAAATCGTATGGGATCGACGGCGAGTGGCCGTTACCAGTTCGTCGAGGGCACCTTCAAAGGCTATTACCGCAAGGTCTATGGTGGCGGCGCGGCCGCCGCTGACGCGGCATGGAAAAATCAGCGCTTCGACGTCGCCGTGCAGGAGCGGCTGATGGATGCGCTGATCGCCGACAATGCCGCTGCGCTTGGCCGCATGGGCGTCCAAACGACGACGGGCAATATGTACGTCATGCACGTGCTCGGCAGCGGCGACGGTCCCAAGTTGCTGCGCGCCCGCCCGGACACGCCGGTTTCCGAGATTTTGTCGGCCGATGTGATCCGGGGCAACCCGACCTATTTTGGCGGTAACAAGTCGGCGAGCGAGGCGATCGCCGCCATGCACCGCGTTGTCGGCGGCCGATCGGGCAGCGTGCCGGCGGGGCGTGGCGGCATGGGTGCTGACGCCGATGGGATCGGCGACGCCGCGTTGTTGCGCGATGAGGCGATGCGGCTGCGGCAGGAAGCGATGAACATGCCCGATGGCGACGGCCAGCTCGGCATGATCTTTTCGCGCAGGTTTGACCCCGCGGAGATTGGTGTCGACGCGGCCGCAATGCAGTTCAAGCGCGGCGCCGATGGCGCCGGCGTCACCGACGCTCTGCGCGGCGTCGATCGTTGGGACGCCGAAAAGGCGGGGCGGGTTACGCTGTGGGAGGATGACAAGGGCCGCCTGATCGTGGCGGATGGTCACCAGCGCGTTGCGCTCGCGAAGCGGACGGGTGGCGCCTCGATCGACGCGACGGTGCTGCGCTCGGCCGATGGCTGGGATGCTGAAAGCGTTCGCGTGTGGACCGCGCTGAAGAATGTCGTTGAGGGCTCGGCCGACGTCGCCGACGCAGCGCGCTTCATGCGCGGCCTTTCGCCGAAAGAGATTGCCGATTTTCTGCCGCCGCAGTCGGCGATCGCGCGTGATGCCGATGGGCTGATCCGCTTGGGCGACGATGCTTTCGAGGTCGCGACCGAATTGGTTGATCCGGGACAGGCGTCGATCGTCGGGCGCCTTGCGGCCGATCCGGGCGAGCAGCGGGCATTGATCGATCTGCTGATCGAGCTGCAGCCCGCGACGCGCGGCGAGGCCGAGAAGGTTATTAAGCGCGCGATCAAGGGCGGCTTTGCCGAAGATGGGAGTATCAAGAATGTCGCAGCAATCCGAACCGAAATGGCGAAATCGCGCGCTGACGCTGTCGATGGTGGCGATGCTGGTCGACGGGGACGCCCGAGCGAAAGTGTCGAAACGCTCGGCGGCGGGCGCGCAGTCGAAGGCTATTCGCGCGAGCCGGATGGACTAGATGGCGCTTGGCCGCCCCGGGCGGAGATTGGTGATCGAGGGTTTGCTCCGTTAGATCCCGAGGTTGGCCGCATGTTCGACACCGCTGCCAGTGAGGGGCAAAAGCTGCAGGGCGATAGCCTGGCGCATGATGCGCGAGCTCAGTTGCGCGACGCGGCCGACGAAGCCGAGCAGCCGAGCTTCCTCGTCGATTTAGGCGACGGCGTGCCGGTCGAGCGCACGATCGCGGAACTGCTCGATGAATTCGATGCGGATGACGCGGCGCTCAAGGCTGCGGCGGCGTGCCTCTAATGGGGCGTGCTGCGACCGCGTTGCGTATGGCGGCGTTCTCCGCGTCCATTACGAAATTCGCAGCGTCATCTGGTTTAGCAATCGTCTCGAACACCTTGTTACGAAACAGAGCGACTTCCGCTCGGCAGCCCGTCAGCATAGAGCGATACGAAAGATCGATCGCGTCGCTGAGGGGTGTGTCGTCGGCTAGCGCCAGCACGTGCTGCGCCACGCAGTCGTTCATTGCCGCCTGAGATTTCGCGCGCTCGGCGATCTTTTCAATCGGCGCAATCTGCAGAAACAGCATAATGATGGCGCCGTTCATAGTATCGTCTCCACCCAATTCCCTAGCAACATGGCTAGGGTGTGTCCGATGGTTTGGCCGGCAATATGAATGGCCGCAATTTGGACGGCGGCACTCTTTGACCGGCAAGCCCACCAATCGCCGATCTGCTGTCGACGGGGCCTGTCGCCATACAGATAAATGCAGCCCATTATCAGGGCGACCACGAGCCCCCATGGAAGGGCTGGCCAGAAAAACCCCGCAGCAAAGAACGCGATTAGCGTCACAATCCCCTCCTCCTTGTAAAATCCTTGCTTACATGGCATATGCTGCGGCGACCGGCAAATTCCGGTCGAGGGATTAGCCTCCCTGCAACTACAGGCGCAGCCCGCGCCACACGCCCCGTGTGGGCGCGGTTTTTTATGGTCGGGCGCGTTGCGGGCACCGTGAGGTGCGCCGCTTCCTGTAGGCGGTAAGGCTAATCGTGGCGCGTCCGGCCACCAAGGGGGTGCACAATATGCACCCCCTTTAAGGGGTTAGCCTCCCGGGTCGGACGAACTTACAGGAGTTCGACCATTGAATGAATTGATACCCTTCGATTTCGAGGAAAAGGCAGTCCGAGTTCATGTAATTGCGGGCGAGCCGTGGTGGGTCGCTGCCGATCTGGCGCGCGCGCTCGGTTACAGTCGGCAGCAGGAGATGGCCCGCCTCTTGGACGACGACGAAAAGGGTACTCATATTGTGAGTACCCCGGGCGGCGATCAGGAGATGAAGGTCATCTCGGAAAGCGGCATGTGGAATGCTAGCTTCAAGAGCACGAAGCCCGAAGCGGTCCGCTGGCGGAAGTTTGCAACCAGTGTAATCTTCCCGACGCTGCGCAAGACGGGGCATTTTTCCATGCCCGGCCATGAGCCTCCGCCGACCATGCCGAACGAAACGCAGGCGGTCGAGTTGCAGGCGCGCGTTTCGGTCGTTCGCACTGCGCTACGCCTCTTCGGTACGCGCGGCGCCCGCGACATATGGGTGCAGATCGGTCTGCCGGTTCCGATCGCGCATTCGCGGGCGGTTGCAGAGGATGACCCGCTCGCGAAAGAAGTGCGGGAATGGCTGTCGGGTCGCAACGAAGTCAGCTGCGAAGAGGTTTGTGTCGGCCTCAATATAGTTCACGATCACAGCATAGGGCGCCGGATCGGCGCCCTTCTTCGTATGTTCGGGTGGCGCCAGACGCATGTCGCGCGCGACGGCCATCGCACGTTCCGCATGTTCAGCGCGCCGGGGACGCCGCGTTGGGACGAAATGGGAGGCGACCATGTTTGACGATCTCGACGACGAAGAACGGGTCAACCTTGCGTGCGGCGCGCTCGATGCGGTGGAAAAGTTGGCGGTCGGTGCGGACCCTGACTGGACCATGAAGGTGTCCGAACTCGCTCCGCTGCTCATGGTGCTCAACCGCGTCTGCTGCTCGGCGATGCCGAAGATCGGCAATAATCATCCGGTCCCGCGCGCGCACAACGACTAGGCGATCATTTGGAGCAGGGCGGGCGATGCGCCGTAGATCGGCGCCATGTCGCTCACTGCCTGCATCCCCGATCTGCTCGCCAACGGCGACATCAACCAGCGCCAAGCTGATGAGATGATGTCGTTGTTCGGTTCCTTGTCGTCCACATATCGCAAGACGATGGGTGATGACGCAGCCGATGCGCTCGCGAGCGCCCGCGCGATCGATCAGCTCACGACGACGAAGCTGCAGCGCAAGCGCCAGGCGTTGCTGCAGGTGCAGGGGCAGCGCACCGCCTGGCTGGACATGCAGGCGTTCGGCCGCGGGGCCGGCGGCGTGCGCGCGATCGACGACGCTGCGCCCGATCGACTGGCGAAAGCGGCCGAGGCCCTGCTCGTACGCAGCGAATATGCGCCGTATCGCAACGTCGAATATCTATGGAAATCGGTGCGCGGGCAGGCGCATGCGACGATGACCGGCGTGCTGCAGAAGCATAGCCGCGACCTGCTCGGCCGCGTGCGCAACAAGGCCGAGCTCGACGACATGGTGCGCGAACTGTTCGTCCCGGGTTCGACCGGCAACCTGTCGGCGCGCGAGCTCGCCGACGCCTGGCGCGAAGCGAGCGAGGCATTGCGTCAGCGATACAACGCTGCTGGCGGCCACATCGGCAAGCTCGAGGATTGGGGGATGCCGCAAAGCTGGGATCCCGACGCGGTCGCGTCGATCGGTTTCGAGACGTGGCGCGGTGACATGCTCGCCTCGCTCGATCGTGCGAAGATGATCGATGGCGCCACCGGGGCACCGTTTACCGACGAGGGGCTCGATGCCGCGCTGCGCGACGTGTTCGACACGATATCGACCGATGGCTGGGCGCACCGCGACCCCGGCGGGCAGGCCGGCGTCGGCAGTCTGGCGAACCGCCGCACCGATCATCGTTTCCTGTCGTTCACCGATGCCGATGCGTGGATGGCGATGCAGGCGAAATACGGTGGCGGCGCCAGCCCCTTCGACACGATGATGGCGCATATCGATGCCATGTCGCGCGACATTGCCTTGATGGAGCGGCTTGGCCCGAACCCCGCGCAGGCGCTGAAATGGCTGACCGACACGATCGAGAAGGACGCCAATTTGAAGGCGGCCGCCGGCGGCGCCGGCGCGAAGAAACATCGTGACGCGGGCTTTTCGGCGCGCAAGCGTATCCAGCGCATCTATGACGAGATCTCGGGCGCGAACCGCCGTCCCGAAGGTCGGCGCATGGCGCTCGGCTTTTCGACGCTGCGCAGCTGGCAGATCGCGACCAAGCTGGGATCGGCCGTGCTGTCGACGACGTCGGACCAGGCGACGCAGCTGCTCGCTCGCCAGATGAACGGGATCCCGATCGTGTCGCAGCTGTCGTCGCAGTTGAAGTTGCTCCGTCCTGGTGCGCTCGAGGATCGGGCGTTGGCAATGCGGATGGGGCTCATCGCCGAGGAAGCGAGCCAGATGGCCGCGTCGACCGCGCGAATGACCGGCGAGGAATTGACCGGCGAATGGTCGCGCCGGCTCGCCGAGGGAACGATGCGGATCTCCGGCCTCGGCGCCGTGACGCAGAGCGGCCGCTGGGCCTTCGGCATGGACTTCCTCGCGCATATCACCAGCGAGCGGGCCAAGGCTTTCGACAATCTCGACGCGCCGTTCCGCAACAGCTTCGAACGCTATGGCATGGGCGCGGCCGAATGGGACAAGATCCGCGCCACCAATCTGACGCAAGCACGCGGTGCCGACTGGATCCTGCCCGACGCGATCGGCGACCAGGGCTTGCGCGATCGCATGATGCGGATGATCCTGACCGAAACCGATTATGCCGTGCCGGTCCCGTCGATCGCGCTCAACGCCGCGGTGAACAGCATCCTGCCCAAAGGCACGCTGGTCGGCGAAATGGGGCGCACGGCGTTCCAGTTCAAAAGCTTCGCGATCGGCCTGACCATGATGCAGATGCAGCGCGCGATGGCGATGACCGGCTGGGATCGCGCGCGCTATGCCGCGATGATGACGATCTATACGACCATCATGGGCGCGACGGCGCTGCAGCTGAAGGAAATCGCCAAGGGACGCGATCCCCGCCCGATCTATGACAGCGAAGATCCGGGCGCGACGGCCGCATTTTGGGGCGCATCGGTGCTGCAGGGCGGCGGCTTGGGCATCTATGGCGATTTCCTTCGATCGAGCCAGTCGCGCTTCGGCGGCGGCATCGGTACCGTGTTGGCGGGACCGGCGTTCGCGACAGTCGACGCCGCGCTCGGCTTGGCGGTCGGGCAGCCGCTGAAGGCCATCCAGGGCGAAAAGACCAACCCGGGCGCGGCGCTAGTCAAAACGCTGAAAAGCGAGACGCCTGGCATCGGGTCGCTGTGGTTTACGCGCCTGGCGTTTGAACGGTTGATGCTCGACGAAATGTCTCAGATGGTCGATCCCGACTATCGGGAACGCTTCAAGCGGCTCGATCGATATGCGGCCGACCAGGGGCAGGACTACTTCTGGTCGCCCGGCGATCATTTGGAGCAGGCCCGCGCGCCGGATGTAGGGAACCTCGTCGAATAGGCGAAAGGTTCCCACATGACAGTCAGCGTCGACGATGATCTGCGCATCCGCGAATATGCTGGCGATGACAGCGCGAACCCTCGCCCGGTCCCGTTCAAATTTCTCGCCAATGATGATCTTCGGGTGACGCGCACGAACGCCGATGGCACCGAAACTGTGCTTGTGCGGGGCACCCACTATTCTGTCGCCGGTGCCGGCGTGGCCGCGGGGGGCAGTGTCACCCCGTTGGCGCCGATCGCCGCGGGCACGAACTGGCGCATCGAGGGCTACATGCCGCTGGGACAGCCGACCGACTATACCGCCGGCGATGACTTTCCTGCAGAGAGCCACGAGCGCGGCCTAGATCGCGCGATGATCGGCCTCCAAGAAAATCGTCGCGATCTGAATGAAGCCGATCGCCGCGCGATCAAGGTTCGCAAGGGGCAAGTCGCGCCTGACCTGGAGATCGCCGGGCTGATCGAGGATGATATTCTCGTTTTCAAAGGGGGGCGCTTGAGGCGGCTCGCGCGCGAGGATTTTGCCGGCAAATTTTATGCCGGCGACGGCATGGGCCGGTTCACGCCCGCATCGGGCACCGGCGCCGACGGCGCGCTGCGCGCCGACCTTGCCGCCAATGGCGGGGTCATCGTCGGCACCGAAGGTGGCAGCACCGCGCAGGACGACATCAACGGCATCCGCGGACCATATCCCATCGGCGCCGCTGGGGATGGCGCGGCGAACGACAAGGCGTTTATCGACGCGGTCAATATCGCGGGGCAAGAAGTCGACCTGATGGGCAAGGATTATGCCTATGTGGGGACTGTCGACTTGGCCAAGGCCCGGTTTCGGAACGGGCGCATCATCAGCTCGACGATGGGGACTCTCGATTTCCGGCAGACCACCATCCTCTTTCCCAAGGTGATCAGCGTCGGCGCGGCTGGGACGATCAAGCGCGGCGAATATGTCATGCCCTATCTGCGCCAGCTGCGCATTGTCGGGACGGTCGAGGTTCAGTGCCTTGAAAAAAACACACCGAACGATGCGACCGGATCGATGGCCTTCGATGTTGCCGATTTCTGGCATCCCGAGATGGCACGCATCCTGTGGAAGAGCCCGACGCTCGCGCTTGTTCCAACGGCGACCGAAATGCCGGGCAAGGATATGACCGACCTCGCGGCGGCGAAGGCGGCCGATTATGCGTTCCTGCTCAATCGCTTCAGCGCCTCGATGTATCTGACAGGCGCCGACGATCTGAACGGCAGTTATGGCATTTCGGCGATCGGCGGTTTTAATACGGAAAATATCCTGCTCGACGATCACACGCGTTACAATGCGGCGGTCAACTGGCTAGGCAGCCATGCGAGCAAGACAAAGGGCGGCGGCCGCGTAAGCCTCGTCAACAGCGCGACCATCGGCGGCGTGTGGACGCTGACCCTGATCGATGTTCAAGTGTATTTCGGGGGCACGCGCGTCATGCTGTCCTACCCGCTCAACGGAGGCGGGATTTTCGCCGAGGGCTGCAATTTCTACAAGAACGGCACGACCGAGCTTCATATATATCACCCCAAGGTGACCCCCAATTCCAACCTGCCAAAATATGGGATTTCGGGCGAGAAATGTCATTTCCTGTTTGAGCCCGACGGGGCGAACGCCAGCAGGACATTCATCTTCGGCCCCTATTTGCACGGACTATTCCTGATCGATTGCACCGGCGCCATCCCCGATGTGTCATGCGACGGGGTGACGATGCCGCGGACGCAGGTCGGCGGTCGCATCGATTACGGCCGCCCGAAAGTACGCAACGCCGACCCGGCGAACACCGCGTTGACGGTCGGATCGACCCAGCCAGGGATTATCGGCAACCCGGTGTCGGGCTCTCTCTTCTTCGTCAGCAAGGGCGGGGAGGCGCTGTATCGCGGCGTCGATGTCGCGGCGACCGTTTGTTCCTCCTATTTCGTCGAGGAAAGCGGTGGGCACAATATCTGCGGGCTGAACGCCAGGGAAGATATCGACGACAGCAAAGCGACCGCCAAGGCGTACCGCGCCTTTGCGTCGCGCGGGAACCTGCATCGCCCGAATGTCACAAATCCGCGAGCGGGAAGCATCGATGGCGCGGCGGTGGCGCTGGGGTCCGACATGCATCTTTACGACAATACGGGTGTCTCGCCCGACATCACTCTCAACACCTACGTCGCCGGAAACGGCATCAGTGGATAGGAGCGCCGCGATGGCCGATTACAAGAACGACAAGCTTTACTGCGCCTTGGTCGAGGCGTTGAAGGTCACGATCACGGAAAATGGCGGCGAAAAGGGATCACATGAATATTGGTCGGTGCAGGCGCTGATTACGAACCTGCGTCCCGAATGCTCGATGGCTGATCCGAAAAGCCCGCTCGAACCGACCGATGATGGGATTACCCAGACCTACGGTGCAACGGCCGCCTGATGCTCACGGCGGAGAATATGATGGAAGCCGGGGACATCAGGGCGGTGATCGCGATCATGCTCGTCTGCGCCGGCGCAATCGTTGTTGACCGGCAACGGAATGACGGGGGCGAATGATGACGCCCGAACTGGTCACGGCGTTCGGGCAATTCGGTCCGATGGGGCTGCTCGTGATGTTTCTCTATTTCGAGAAAAAAGCAGAGCGCGAGCACCGTCGTGAGGTCGAAGAAGAGAAGACGAAGGCCGACTTGGCCCGGGCGTCGGCCGACAAGGAAATCGCTACCGCGCTCGCGGCGTTGACCGTCACCATCCAGCACCTGCCGAGAGGCGCATGATGGCGAGCGAGCAGCTCGAGGGCATCCGCACAGTGCGGCTTGCGGCGCTCGGGCTGACGCTCGCTTGCGCCGAATATGTCGGACCTGTGTCGATGGCGGTGTCGATGGGCACGGTGGGCACATTGGCCGAGCCGATGACCAGGCAGCTGCGCCGCGACCTAGCGAAAATTGAAAAGAGGGAGAAACGGGGATGACGCTGGCATTCAATCACGACGCGTTCATGGTCGCGTTGCGGAAGCGGCGCGGCAAGGTCCCCGCAGATCTATACGCCGATATCATCGCGGCGATCCAAGGTTCGCAAGCTGGCGGCATGGCGCCGGCGACACCGCCCTTTGCAGCGACAGGCGAGCCCAAGTGGCTCGATTTCGCACGGCCGATGATCGGGCTGAGGGAGCAGCCCGGCAAAACGCACAACAGCAAGATCCTCGAGATGTTCGCAAAGGCGAAGGCGCCCTGGTTCAAAGATGACGAAACGCCCTGGTGCGGCGCGGCCATGGCGTATTGGATGATCATGTGCGGCCTGCCGATCCCCGAGAAGGGCGAGGCGGTGCGGGCGAAAGCCTGGGCGAAATGGGGCGCGCCATGCGGCGCGGTGCTCGGCGCGATCGCGGTTTTCGGTCGTGAAGGCGGCGGTCACGTCGGGATCCTCGTCGGCCAGAGCGCGACCCACTATTATATCCTTGGCGGCAACCAGGGGAATATGGTCAGCATCATGCCGATCGCCAAGTCGCGACTGGTCGAGGGCGGGCTGCGCTGGCCGTTCGGCGTCGCGCTGTCGACGACGATCGCGCCGCCGATGTCGGGCGGCACCGTGTCGACGAACGAGCGATGA